AAGTTGCGATTTAATTTCGTGATTAACTGGCATTAGTTCTTTTGATTATGAACCTATTATACGACGAAACCCGCCTTGAAGACGGGTTCAATAGACGGTTTAACAACTGTCTACGTCTTTGCTTTGCAGCTCGCAATGCCTGAGGTTTAAGAGTTCGTTTCTTCTCCTTCTTGCTGTGGTGCTGCCAATTTGGAGTGTTCATGGGGTTTCCCTCTATGGGTGTTGTTAAGATTCCAAATAAATTCAACCAGTGGACTTTCCGAGAAATTCATAAACTCGTAGTTATCTTTATCTAGGCAATGTCCACCCCATCCAAATTTACCATCCCAACCAGGAACTTGAGTATGTGATGTGCCAATTCGTGGATCGGCACCTGATAAAGCACGGAACTCATCAAAGGTTGACTCACACCCAATCTTTTTATGAATCTCATACAATTCATTAAAGAGAGTAACCTTCATACCCAAATAGAAGTTCTCTGAATACTTGACTAATGCTGCAGTTTTAATATCAGTTACATGACAATTCTTACTTTCAAGATAGTTCAACCTACTACTGAAAATAGAAGTAACTATACGACCAGCAATCTTATCTCCACCAACGATACAGAATGTTTGTTTCTGAAACTTCTCAATATTATTATTTGAACTCAGATACTCTGGACTATGAAGAACCTTTATATTACTATACTGTTCTTCTGCCCATCCATAATACTCAGGTGTAGAAGTAGACTTACAACACACTGGAGTATCATCTCCAATATGAATATCCAATTCATGCAAAACTTGATTAAGAACTGTCGTATTATCTCCTTTAGGAGTATCTACACAGACAAATACGGCCATAAATCGATTTCCTGCAAAATCAGAAATCTTATTATCATTTAATTTAGGATCAATGATTACCTTTTCATCATCCCTGAATATAGATGCCACGGCAGAACCAACATAACCGTGACCGACAATCATTACTCTCATGATACCATCCTACTGAATCCTTTAACTTTATCAAATTTAATCACATTTTCAAACTTATCATGTAAATCTGATTTGTGGGATATAACAAATATATTAGCATCCTTGATGACAAAACGAATAATCTTTAAAAACTCATCCGTTCCAAAACCATCAAGGGAACTGTCAAATACCTCATCCATAATTAATAGATTTGTATTGACAGAGTTCTTGACTCTGGCAACTTCTCTCCATGTAAAAAGTAATGCCAGATCAATTCTCATTTTTTCACCTTCACTAAATGAAGAATATGAAAAATCTTCGTGAATCGGTGATTTTACCGTTTCATTAAATTCCTCATCCAAAGTAAAGTTAATATAAAAATCCATCAACTGCAAGTATCTATTTACCTGCCTGTTAATGAATGGTAGATACTTCTTGATTATTTTTGTCTTTACTCCATCATCTTTCAACAAAGAATAGGCAAAATCGTAATGATTAATATCTTCCCTTCTTGTCGCAAGATCTTCGATTGTTTTTTGGAGATTTTCTTTAAACTCTTCTAGCTTCTCATGCTCAGTATTTCTGTTTTTAAGTTGATTGGCAAGTATTTGAATTTCTTCTTCAAGTTCTCTGATCTGTCTTTGGTTGATAGAGACACGAGTATTGTTTTGAGAAATGTCATGGTTGAGTTTAGTAATCTCCTTTGATAGTTGGGTGAAGTGACGTTCTCTCTCCGATTCTAATTTTATAGTCTCTTCCAGGTCTTCGTAACCCTTCTTGAGCTCCTTTGCCTTATCTTGAACGTCGGTAATTCTATTTACACGAAACTCTTCTTCTATGTCCTGAGTACAAGTAGGACATACCGAATTATCGGTGAAAAACTTATGTTCTTTAGTAATTGTCGCTACTTTTTGAGTAATTTTACCCTTAAGATTGTTTAGTTTCTTTAACTTTTCAGTAGCTCCAGTAACCTCTTCTTGCTCCTTAATTAACTCAGCAATATTAGATTCTTTGAGTTCATTATGCTCTAAATGAGTATCGACTTCAATCGATAATACCTTAATCTTACTATTCTTATCTTGAATACTATTCTTCCCTTGTTCCTCTAATTCTTTAATAAAATTCCTTTGCATAGACATTTTATCTTTTATATTATCTTTCTTGAGATCCAAGGATTTTATTTTTTCTTTCTGCAAACGCATATTCTCTCTGATCAAATTATTCATAGCAGAAAATATACGAATGTCTAAAAGATCCTCAATAACCTCTCTACGATTAGTACCACTCAATTGCATAAAAGGAACAAATGTACTACTCCCTAATATGACGATTTGTGTGAATGACTTATAATTTACTTTCAGGATATTCTCTTCTAATATTTTTTGATTAGTCCGATCATCAGCCTGTTTATGAAGTGGATTCCCATTCACTTCAATATCAAATATATTTGGTTTGATTCCCCGTCTAACCAAATAATCTCTACTATTAACAGAAAATTCTATTTCAACAACACAATCTTTTTCATTAACCGTATTAACTAACTGACCTTTATTAATTTTACGAAATGGTTTATTGAATAAAGCGAATGTAAGTGCATCTAACATAGTAGATTTACCAGCACCATTTGTTCCAATAATTAAATTGGTATTATACTCTTGAAAATTAATTTCAGTCCAAGGTTGTCCAGTACTTAAGAAATTTCTATATTTAATTTTCTTGAATGTTATCATTTTTAGGGGGAATTACAAAATCATCAGGGGTAATTATACTGTACTTGTAATTGTGCATCTTACAAGTTTTTATTGCCATGGCATCATCAACCTCCATAATATCCATTTCTCTCTGATATGGATCGGTATCTGAGTCTTCTAACATCATAGCATACCTTAGGGCATCATCTTCCTCTTCAAATAGAAATAAGACCTTATCACCATACTTATCTGGAACAGCATAGGCACCTTCATCTTTTTTGTCTTTGAGAGTTAAAAGCCACATTACTCTACCTCACAGGCTTTTTGATACAAATCTCTAAAAATATTCTTAATAATGTTTTTATCTAAATCAAATTCAGACTCATCGATATATCTATTTAATATTGAAAGGGTATTCTCTTCCTCATCTATTTCAAAATCTCCAGTTTCTTGAATCTCAAAATTTTCAACAATTTTTAATTCATGTACTCCAGCAGAATAAAGTTTATCAATAAACTTCTCAAATTCTTTAGGTTTGGATTTTTTCCTGACAATTATTTTTACAATCTTATTTTCATATTCTGTAGTATTGAATAGTTTATAATTGGTGTCATCATAGTAAATATTATAAAACAACCTATTGGGATTATTAATTGGAGTATGATCTAAAGTTTCAGTATCAAAAATATGAAATCCTCTGGGATCATTTACATCATTCCAGAACATCTCATAAGGATTTCCAAGATAATAAATCTTACCATCAGTGGATCTGGTGTGAAAATGACCAGAAAATACTTTTTCAAACTTATCAAATACTCCGACATCCATTCCCGTTTCCATTAAATGACCACGAGTTGCCTTAAATCCATTAAGTTCAAGATGTCCCATGGCAATCTTAGCTTTAGTTTTTCGGATTAAATCACACGTCTCATCATAATTTTCAGAATTAATCCAAGGAAGCATTAAAATTTTTAATTTATCTAATTTAAGTTCAGTTGCTTTTGTAAAGATTTTTATGTTAGAAAAACTTCGTAATAACAATTCAGGAGAATTGACATTATTAGTATTCTTATAATAGCAATCATGATTACCAATAGTAGTATAAACCTTATACTTCTTAAGAGGTTCAAATACAACTCTTTTAGACCACTCAAGACTTTGAAGATCTATTGCCTTTCTACTATCGAATATATCGCCCATATGAATGACAGCATCTACCTTATGCTCCTCTAAAGAAGGAAAGAAGACATCACGATAAAATAATTCAAAATAGTCATGAAGGTGCTTAGAACCCTTTCTAGCCCCATAATGAGTATCTGTTAAGATTGCTACCTTCATCGATTACGATATTGAATGTTATCCTTAATAGTATTATATTCTGCATTAGATCCAGATAATGAATTGTCATCAACAACCATTACTTCATCAAAACCAGTCTTCTCAATGATCTTTGTTTTAATATCCAATTGTTTTTTCTCTTTCTGTATTCTTCTTAAGAATGCATAGTGTATAATTTGAGTAAAGTATGCAAATGGGTTTCTAGACTTCTCTGGATCAAAGTTATGAATGTACTGTACACAGTTCTCTATACCATCAGAAATCATATCCTCACGAAACATGTAATTAACAAAGTTCGGTTTATACGACAAATGAGTAGCAATCTTTAAAAAACACTCTCCAAGATAATTTGGAATGGGGGGTTTACCCTCCCATGGTCCTGACTTAGGAGGATCTTTCTCATATTTTTTAATATAAATTTCTTTTGCTTTAGAGACTTTTCCTCTATAAACAATCATTGCTTCCAACAAATCTTTATTGTTTACATAATGCTCGGTCTTCTTTTTAGGCATGACATGGCATTCCCTTCTTATTAATTGTTTTTATTATATCACAAAACTTAAGGCTTGACAAGTTCAAAAATACAAGTAGAATACCTTTGTGGAGGTTGATGGGGAATAACTTAGGTTTCTTTATTATTAATATTTTTATTAAATAGACTTTCTAGTTTCTTACGAGCATCTTCAACAGAGGAAACATATCCCATTTTAGGGGATGGTTGTACTAATCCATTAGGAGTATGAATTTCTATTTTATCTTCTTCTGAAATAAAATTATTATAAATTTCAATCAATTTTTTATCTTTGGATTCAGTCATCGTAATAATTTTATCTGATGTAATTAAAAATATATCATCTTCGGATAATTCAATCCAAGGCTTAACCTTAATATGTGCTCCATGACTATTTTGAAACATTTGCATAATAAGTGGATTTTGAAGCACTATAACAGGATCTCCACTATTCTCATCTACTGTAACCAATGAAAATATTTCTTCTCCTGATACTAACTTTATTATAGAATAAAACTCTTCTCCCATTATTTTTTAAAAGGTATGTTTACTATATCATAATTAAATTTTTCTTCATTATATACTTTAATTCTTTCTATGAGATGATTGAGTGTGTAATTCCTCCGTGATTTGTAACTAATATCATCTGCAATATCATATAGAGTTGCTCTTGTTTTATGCTCTCCTTTTCTTAGAACCCTTCCAATTGATTGTAAATTTCTGATCCTTGATTTTGATGGGGAAGCAAAGATAACGTTGTGCAAATTTTTGATGTTAATACCGGTAGAAAAGGTTCCGTAAGAGGCAACGATAATAGCATTATTCTCTTGCTCAGTGATTTCTCGAACTTTCTCTCGGTCTTCGGTATCCACGCCACCATGAATAAAAAAGACATTACGATTTTCAATGTGGTTATTATTATTTATTAGATCGTAAAGTGGCTGACCATGCCCTTCTACTCTGGCATATAAGATAAGAGTATTACCTTTTAAATCTAAGGCAAGATTTTTAATAAAGTTATTTCGACGATTATGAGTAATAATATATTGAACTTCTTCTTCAAAGTTTTCAAATTTATT